TGTGTGGCGTGACTTTGAAATGATGTTTGAGAATCTTTTAAGTGCGTGTCAAGACTTTTTAACGCAGTCAAAGCTTTTGTTACATCAAAACCAAGTTCACTAGTAATTTCTTCGGCCATGTTTATCGAATCCGCTTACCGCTAATAAAAGATGCCACAGGCGGTAAATTAATATCGCCAACCGCATGTAAAAAAGCTATTTTACCCTTAACTTGAAATTGATAAGGGCCAGGTTTTTTCAACTGAAGCTTACACCCACGAATAGGGTCAGGTTCTTCATTTGCATTATGATATTCATTCCAAATCAACCAAGGAAGACTTGTATCATACTTAAATGAGTATATACCACTATCAATGTTAGCTGTTAATTCCCCTGAACTCATTGATTGACCGATTCCAGTTCGATCTAATGCCGTAGTACCTGAAATTGGAACAGGATAATCAATTTTCGACGCTATTTTTAGAAACGTTGCTCTTGATGCTCCACTCCAAACAGGCACCTCCGCGATCACGGCCTCTAACCACGCGGCTAAACCCACAGCCAGAAGCTCTCGTAATCGCTTATCGAGAGCTTTTTTATAGACCGCCAAATCAAGCTGTGGGGCTCTAAATAAAGGCTTAAATTTCATCGGTCAGATTTCCAATAAAAATCAAAGATTAACCGAGTTTTGCGCCTGCGAGTTTGACTTGCCACTCCTCCTCATCGTGAGTCATGGTTCGCTCAAACTCAACTGCTAATGCGCGCGCTTCGAGACCGCATTCGTCCCAAGATTCTTTGATGCCTGGAGGTCGAATACCTAATCTTGCACAGGCTCTCCAGATGGTGCAGCCAGAGGTTCGATAAGGGAGCCATTGGACGTGAGTGGCGGAACCTGACCACGTAGAAAAAAATCGCGGGCCTTTTTAAGTTTCGCCTCATCCAATGCATTCGCTTCCATCACCAGAGCAAGAACCCGATTAAATTCGACTTCACTCAAACCACCGTCCCTCAAATCCTTCTCCCAGTCGCCCCAGGTTCGCGGATCATTTTCTTTCACTATATCCCATTCAATCTCGCTGGGGTTCAGTGAATGATAGGCCATGTAACCGAGTCGTTGTTTTCCCCACTTATCAAGCTGCTGTAGATAAGTTGGGTCATTTTCCTGCGGAATAATACCGTCCGGGGTTCGCTTCCCAGGGGCTTTAGGCATAGGACATTGGGCATCGAATCCCTCCATATCCTTTAGACCAATTGCACGAAAAACAAGCTGCGTCTCACCGCGAGGTAGAACTAGAAAAACTTCGTTCAACACGGTTTTTGGGTCAATACCACCAATTTTCATAATACTCATCTCCCTCAAAATAATAGTTAGTGAACTTTTTGCTACGCATCTTCACGTGTTACAATAGGTTCAATTGCGTTACATTTTCCTGAAAAAGAAATCATGGCATCCTTAAATTTAATTTCTTTCGTATCTGGTCTGAAATCAGGAAAAAGTGTAAATTCTTTTTGTACGCTACCACAAGGCGGAACATGTTCCACTTCAATGTCAATCGCGTAAGGTTCACACGGATCAGCCGAAGATGAAACCCACCCCGAAGCCGCACCAGTGCCTTTTATTGCCTCAACCGGTGTAATATCTTCTGCTGTTCCAGAGACAATATGTTCGTAAGTACAATCCAATTTAACATCCATCGGAACTGCATCACCCTCACGAACTGTGTCCAGATCGCCACGATCAAGCATGTACTCGTAATTCTTATTCTCGGTGTAATTAACGTCACCGTCACCGATCTTAATTTCAAGTTGTTGCGGAAGAAATGTAATCACCGCATCGTCAGCAGGAATACCGGCACCCGTGCTTAAAGCAGGTGTGAACGTCAATTGACATGTTATTGTGTCTACTGCGGTTACAAGAGCCACAACTGCCGTGGCTGCGCCGCCAATCAATGACGAACCATCGGCCACTATCAGTGTTCCATCCCCATCGGGAGTGACTAGTTCAATGATATATAAAGTTCCTGCCGTGCCGTAAACATTGACGGTCGTAACAGTAGTCAAGAGTTCTAAAGCAGTTTTCATAGCTGCTAAAGACACATCGTGATCAAGAGCGCTAGTTTCTTCAGCTTTATATGTCAATGTAAATGTTCCGTCAGTTGCATCAACAGTCACACTTTGCTTTTCATTAGCGTCTTGAGCCGTCACTGTATATGTTTCATCAGCCCCAATCACAGTGAAACGAGCGCCCACCGGGACTAAATCGGTATCATTTGTAAGATTGGCAACAGTGTCAATCTCCATAATCGCATCAGTAGTAACTAATGCACTATCGGGATCATTTACAGCAGCCGTTCCGCCAAAACCATCTTTGAATCTAATCGTACAGTCACGTAATTCAATACGGGCCATAAGTTACCTCCTTATTACGCATCTACACGTGTTACAACAGGTTCAACCGCATTACATTTTCCAGAGAAAGAAATCATTGCGTCCTTGAATTTGATTTCTTTTGTATCGGCCCTAAAATCGGGGAAGAGTGTGAATTCTTTTTGCACACTACCGCAAGGTGGCACATGTTCGACTTCAACATCAATCGAATAAGGCTCGCATGGATCAGCCGAAGATGTGACCCATTCTGAAGCCGCACCAGTGCCTTTAAGTGCTTCAACAGGTGTAATATCTTCTGATGTTCCAGAGACAATATGTTCGTAGGTACAGTCCAATTTAACATCCATCGGAACTGCATCACCCTCACGAACTGTGTCCAGATCGCCACGATCAAGCATGTACTCGTAATTCTTATTCTCGGTGTAATTAACGTCACCGTCACCGACCTTAATTTCAAGTTGTTGCGGAAGAAATGTTACGACTCCATCTTCCACATAAGTGCCAGCGCCTAATGCCGGAGTAAATGTAACGTTTGTCGTCGGACTTGTGTCCACAGGTGTTCTAGCGGTTACTGTATGAACAGTAGTCGCAGCAGTTTCTCCGGCGATAGTAAAACGTGCGCCTACAGGCACTAAATCAGTGTCAACTGCATTTAAGACGATTGTGTCAATATCAAGATTGAGATCAGTCGCAACCGGAGGCGAATCTGTTAATTCCCCTGCGCCCGACAACCCATCTTTGAATCGTACCGTACAGTCGCGTAGTTCAATTCTAGCCATAGTTATAGCTCCTTTTATTTAATCTTCACTTGTTAATTCCATAGTATACCAACAGTCAACCATTGACTGACACAACCGATCCGTAGGAGTTACTTGACCAAAATGGTAAACCCGCACCGGATTATTTTTACTATTCAACGACGTTAAACAACCTAAAAGTGTTTGATCATCTTTAAGCCCCGTTCCACGTCGATAAGTCGCAATCGCGGCGTCCATTGCTTCGTGATAGAGACCGGCAATTCGTTGTGGCGCGTAACGATTCTTAGGCGGGTTATCCATTCGGCTTTGAATCAAAACCCTAGCCCCTACTTTAAGTTCGTAATAATTTCGACTTAGCTCCCGCGAAAATGGACCGGTTATAGCAATTTCTACGTGTTCCGCCGCCCGAAGAATATCATCGACTCGATCCTCTACCCCTTCAACCAGTGATTTAATACCATTGGTTGTCGCAACCTCTTTCAAATAATCAGCTAAAGAAGAAAAAATCCACCGTGCCCAGTTAGGATTTACTGACATTTTACACACCTCCAGATGCGTTTGCTTCAATTTCAACTGTATCAGTTCCGCCGATTGATTGTTCTAAACCATTTTCAAGATCAGTCTCACCAAGAAGAACTTTGCCGGTAATAATCCAGCCAGAATTGAATTCTAATTCGTCAAATTTTTCAAATTGATACTTATGTCCATCCCACACTAACCAGTCATCAGAGCTTAGACTTAAATTTCTTGCGTCGCGCTTATCAACAATAAAAATCCGTTTGCTAGCATCATAACTACTATTTTGAACGAACTGTTTGACTGATGCCGACACTGAAATATTGCGAATAACATCCCGTGTTACAGTGGCCGGTAATATAACCGCCCTCTTAATGCGAGTCGCTATTGTTTCAATATTAGCCTCGCCAGTTTTTAAGTCAACTTCCGACATTAGCAACCGATAAATAACAATAGGACCACCGTATTGACGCTTCAATACATACAACGCAGTCTGCATTTGCCGGTTTAGAAAATATTGATGTGGTAACATTAGTCGTTCAACTTAGTTTGATGGGACTTCCATTGTTCGTCCATTGCTCGTTCTAATCGGCGCATGATTGCAGTGTTTTTTGTAATTACAACTGTGCACTTTTTTACGAGCGGTAATAATACTTTCCGCTGCTCATCCTCCAGTTTGCTAACTCGATTATTGAGACGGCACTCCCGGAGCCATCCTTGCCATAATAAGAAACACATGACCAAAACTAAAGGGCCATATTGCTTCAATATTTCAAACGCCGTATGCCACTCCATCACTAACCTCCTAATCAACGTGATAGAAGTCATCTTCCTGAGACTATCCCAGGAAGATGACCTTTGTTATCAACGATTCACGCTAATTTCAGATTAGCCCAAGAAGACAACGGCCAGGTCTTGATCCAAGACCGCTACGCCTGCAAGAATATCCAAGTTGACAACGGTGCCACCTTCTTGAATATCGTATTGCATGGTTACCCGCATAGTGATGTTGTTATACGAAGTAACAAAACTCATCACACCAAGCTGATTCGCTGGCTGAGCTAACGGACGAGTAACAAGAGCCAAAGCATCTCGATGAAACGCCAAGTTAAGTTGACCAGCAGGGCCGGGGAAACAATAATCACCGTCACTTAGAGCGACCTCCAGAGGACGATCAAGATAAACGCCTTGCTCAAGAGTGCCAGTTAATTCACTTTCGATAATGGTGTAAACTCGACGACTTGCACCAGAACCAAAAGCAACCAATTGACCAACCGCCGGGGCGACAGCCGCGAAACCATCCACTGAAATTGCCTCACTATAGCCTGCGGCAAAGTCACCATTCACATCACATTTGTTGTAAACAGAAACCACGGCCAAAGCACCGGTCGCATATTTATTGGCTTCGTTCAGTGTCATAGCAGTCGTACTGGTATGAGCGGTAATATAGGTTGGTTGATCGTTACCGACTACAACTGCGTACTCGCCGTTTTCCGGTTCGGCACCAGCCGTACAAGCCTGTGAGCCACTGGCACCTGCCGCAGCGATGTTGGTGATAGTTCCTTCAGTGACCTCTGAAGCTGAAACTGAAGCATAAGACAGACTATTGACATTCTGAGCCATATAGGTCTTAAACCCGAGAACACGCCCGAGTTCGGCATTCTCAAGAGCAATACCGCTATCGCCACGCTCATTTGCCTTGATAAACAAATCAACATTAAGCAAAGCAGTTTCACTTTCCGGGGCCAAGATAATGGTTCGACCATCAACAGGTGCTTTATTGATATTCAACACCTGGCGTGCTTCAAGCACGTATTGCTTACCATTAGTACTATCAAGATTTTGAAGCCGACCTACGCGCTTGGCTGGAGTCCTGATAAAATTATGGACCCGACCGAGAACTGCGCGATCAACCGCAGTCGCGATTGCTGACATAGCTGGGCGCAGATAGGTAATTACCAAATCTTGGAAAGACTTACTGGCTTCACCGTCCTTAATCGTAAATGACTCGTAGAACCACTGATCCAGCGGAACCGGTACATTTGTTGCATTAGCGTCTTGCTGAGAAAGAGTTGTTCCGTCCTTTTTACGCCGAATTTTGAATGTTCCAGGGCGACGTGTATTAACAACGTCTCCAAAATCCTTAACCTCATCCTCAAAATCCCGGTGAACAAGATTGGCAACAACCATCTGCTCTTCAAGAATAGCCAAACCCTCTTGCGCCCACATTTCCGGGATGAAAGCGTCGTTGTCGTTGGCGAAACAAGCTACTTGAGCTTTGTTCAAATACAATGTATTCATTGTAAACCTCCAAAAAAATTTCTGTTTTAATACCGACTACTGCGGTATCACTAAATAGTCCACTTACACCCCTTCTATAGCTATGTGAACGGTCGCCTATCGTTTGCGCCGCAACCCGAGAGCTTCAGGGTTTTCCTCTCGTAACTTTCGGTATTGCTGTGGCGAAAGTTTTCGCACATCAACCCGACCACTCCCTAGACCCATGCCAGGTGATGATCCCGCCCCAATTCCACTGACAACATTCGGTTTGAATAAGTTACCATAAGTATCAGGCAGTTCTTTCATTCGCTTCACCGCTTCTTCCGGTGTGCGAGTCATTTTCGCTGGGTCCCCTGTTTGAGGATCGACGTCATCCATCTCCACCATAGGACGGTAGTTTCCGGTTGGGACTTGAGTTATCTCATCGACATCTTGCACCAGCCTCGTTTTTGGTCGTAATAGAACCATAATTTGCTCAGCATTAAAGGCGTCATTTTTATGCGCCGCGTCTTGCAAAGAACGATCAATAGTACTGTCACGATACAAATTTTCCCAGTAATGGACTTTCTCTTGCAAGTCAGTCACTTCAGTCGTATGGGTCTCTTCCAAGTGTTTCTTTTCAAGAGTAAGTTGCTGCTCTTTAGTCCGCAACTGACCCTGGACTGATGTTAAATTCTCTTCCAAAGCCTTCCGAGTGGCTTCTGTCATCGACTTATCGTTTAGAGCTTCTTGTAACTTAGCTTCCATCTGAGCTAAGGCTGCCTGTTGTGTGGCTTGATGCTTGCGCTTATCTTCCGCAAGCATACGATTTACATCTTCCTGCGTAAATACTGTTTTTCCACCGGCACCGGCACCAGCACCATCGGGCGTTTTAACAACATTTGCACTAGCATCGCCAGCGCCCGCCGCACCTTCTGAACCATTTTCACCTCCACCATCGGCCCCTGCGCCTTCACCATCAAAACAAGATACGAGACCACGTGACCGATACAATTCATTTAGAACGTTCATTTGTTCTTCTCCTCCTGGCGTATTTAATTTAGAATCACTTATGAGACGCCAGTTTCTCACGGATTCATCCCGGCTCTTCAGTGTCAACCGGTCATACAAATAAAATTACGAAGCTCTTGAAATAACAATCCCTCGGCTGTCGCGCAGATACGGTCGCAATAACCGCCATGCTAGGGCGTTCGGGATCATATTGATTAGATGCTCAATTGGAAGTTGCTCCCGATTAAACATCGTTTTAACACCCCCGTAAGTAGAGCTAGTAACTGCAAGAGATTC